TGATTTTACGAGGGTCTATATATCTTAATTCTGTAATCCCTAATCTAGGACTATCTTTGTCTATAATTTTATGATAGTACATTCTTCCATCTACGTACCATCTTCTAAAGATATCGTGTCCTTTTATATCAAAGTTTAATAACTTTAATACTTCTATAAAGGATTCTCTTATTTTCTTTTTAATAGATTCGCTGTACTCAATTTTACTTAAATCTAATTGTACAGATTGTTGATTTTCATTTGATACGATTGCCTCAGATATGATATCCTCTATTGCGAGGTCACACTCGGGATGGAGTGATACTTCTCTATATCTTCTTATTAAGTCTAGCTCGTTTCTAGCCGTTACATCAAATCCGCCATAAGACGCAAAAAACCCACCAGCGGGGACGGTTTGTGTACCGTCTTCCGCTTGAGGTGGAACTATATTTTGTCTTGGATCGGTTGAAGCGTCTTTTAAACGTTCTATCTTAAACCCAAACAGTTCAGCCATAATTTAGTTTCTCCTATTACTATTAATACTTATAACGGTATTAAGTAGTAGTGTTTGTTTCAAAGTATTGATATCTATGTGTAGCAGTAAAACTCTCTACGGAGTTGTTATCACTATACGATAGAGCAATATCATCCAGAGTTGTTGGAAACATTCCTCTGAAAGTGTATGATTTAATCACGTTACCATTTCGGTCTAATTGGTCAACAAATGCGTCAACTTGATAGTCAACAGGATTGACTAGACCTTCGTTATCAGACATATTATTGATACCGTTCAACCATCTTTCGTATGAATTACGGATTAAGAAGTTTGTATCATTTAAGATAGTTGTAGTCCATGTAGCAAATGTTCTATCACCTGCAACATATAACTCCCTACCTCTAAATGGTATTGCAACTTCCGTTACCGTCATTCCTGGTAAAGATGTAGATGTAGTTAAGAAAGACATTGATTCAGTCTCCCCACCTACAGCTGCAAATCCAGGGAAAGGCATTGTTACTCTAAACTGATTGGCACGAGCTCCACCGCCTCTTAACTTAGCTTTAAAGTCATTTATATTTGGCATGTGTTTATCCTCCTACCACTTCTTCAAATGCAACGCCTGATCTTGTCGCAACGAATTGTAGTTGTATAAAGTTGATTGATCTATTTGGTTTAACAAATATATCTGCTCTAAACTCATTTCTATCAATGACATCGGAAGTATTATTAGAAGAATCACAAACTACTCTAAAGTCTGTAACACCTCTTCTACCTTGTACATCTCTTAAAAATGGTTCAACTATGTTTCTAAATTGAGCTCTTGTAAACTCGTCATTAAATTCAAATAGTTGAAATTTAGAAGCTGTTGATATTGCTTTTTCCAAAGTAATAAACAATCTTCTTACGTTTATTCTATCAAATGCACTTGGCGTTGATAAACCAGTTTTATCACCAAACAATAAAGTACCTTGTCCTGGTAATGTTACAACTGGGTTTACTCTCGCTCTGTACAATTCATCTCTTTGTCCTTGTGTTGGATTGTAAGAAAGTTTAACTGCACCTCTAATTACTCCTCTGTTGAAACCAGCAGGTGAGAACCATGAGTCTGCGATTAAGTCTGTTCTTGCAGCCAATCCAGCAATGTCTCCATTTAAAGGAACATATCTGAATACGTCATTATATTTGTCGTATGTATATTTGTAACCACTATCAAATACTGCGTATGATGATGATCTAATACCGTCAAAGAAACCTTTTACATTAGTTGTTTGAGTAGTACTATTTGTAACGTTAACTACGTCTGCTCTTTCAGGAGAAACAAATACTATTGCGTCTTTTCTGTTTTCAGCGATTGTAATTAAGTTATCAATGTGTGTAGCGTTACCTTTACCAGCGATGATTAAGTTAACATCTACAGTATCAGCGTCATTGTATTTTTCGTAAGCAGTTTTTAACTCAGCAGTACTTACAGCAGAACCGTCTGAACCACTTACAAGTGATCTAGTGAAAGGTGCTGACAGAGCAGTAAATGTTATTCCTGCAACTGCACTACCCCAATTTGATCCTGTTGAAACGTGATCCATCCAATAGATGTATTCTGATTGGTTGTAAAGTACGTCAACGTAGTAGTTAGTATCGCCTTGTGCTGTTTTAGCGTCTGATCCTTTTGATACTGAATCATAAATTTCTAAAACTTCACCAGCAGTACCTGTAATACCACCGTCTTCATCAATGACTGCTATGTGCATTTCGTCATTTACACCACTTCTATTAGAAGCGTATGTTGATGTTGCTGGTGCTTTATCTACTAGATCATAGTATTGCCATCTTCTTCTTACTTGTGAACCGTTTGCAACAGCTGTGTGTAGTCCGCCTGTGCCTGATGGATGTCTTACAAAAGTTAAAGTGTTTGTTGAAACACCTGTAACTCTATATTCGTGTCCGCCTGACTCGCCGAAGTTTACAATATCACCTACAAGAAAATCAGTTCCTGAAGTTAATACGATAGTTGTATCTCCAACTGCTGTTGAAGCGTCATTTGTTGTTGTTTTATTTACTGCTTCATATGCCGTTGCACTCGGACATACTGAAACTTTTAAGTTATTACCCCATGCGCCTGCTGTTCTTGCAGCCCACTCGCCAACGTTAGCAGAACCATCGTTGTAAGGTCCTGTTGTTCCGTCACCGTTAGAGTAATGATCTGTGTTTTTTATTCTTAATGCTGATCCAGATACAACAGCGTTAACACTTGAAGTGTTTGCAGCCCGTACTACCCTTAAACTTGATGAGTATTGCAAGAAACTTGCAGCACTAAACCAATATTCAAAGTTTGTAGAGTCAGGTTTACCAAACGTTTCTACTAATTCTTTCTCCGAACTAATAGACGTAACTTCGTCCATAGGTCCTTGATTAAATTGTCCTGCAACAGCACCGATCGTAGTTGCTACTGCTGGGATTACGTTTGTTAGATCCCTCTCTTGTACGAGAACACCTGGTGAAACTTGAAATGCCATATGTTTGTTCTCCTCTTATTAGCTAATAGGTATCATTAATCTCGTTTATATTTATAAAATATCACCTTTTCGTACGGTTACTGGCTGCCACACTTCACCTTTATCATCTTGTTGATATTCTTCTTCCAGACCGTTATCCATGAACCCAAAAGGTGCCATGTCTTGTTCTATTGCGTTTTGTTGTTCAGCGTACATTCTAGCACGTACATCTTGGTCTGTCATCTCTTTGAAATATCTTTGATTTGTTATCCATGCAAATATAACGCAACACATAACTAAATCATCATTAGAACCTTCTTCAGCCTGCCAACCACTACCACGTCTTACAAATGTTGACAATTCTTGTATTGTATGAAAATCGTTTATTAGTATCTTGTCGCCTTCAAGTAAACTTTTTAAGTTAGAACAACCTATACGTTTTACTTGTTTAGTCATACGTACACCTAATTGTGTACCTCTTTTAGAAAATCCACCACCTAATATTTGACCTGCTCTACCTTTCATCATACACATTAACAAGTTTGTATATTCTAATTCAAACTGTAAAGCGTCTGCTATTTGATGACCTAAATCATTTACTTCAACACATACATGAGCATTGTTATATGCTCTTGCGACTTTCTCAATAGTATGAGGAAACAATATAGGTTTAATTTCATTATCTCTAAATTTTGCAACCATCTTATATGGCATTTGTGTTACATCAAATACAGTAAAGGCAGAATAATCTCTTACAGTACCACGTGCTACGTCAACTGTCATAACATAATCTTTACCTTTTTCTGCTCTTTCGTACATATCTAAACCTTCGTTAGATACTAATGGTGTATTGTGTGATAAGTTTCTTAATTTAGATGGATTGATTAATGTATCTACTGATCCTACGAACTCACACTCAAACTCGGTAGCAAATTGTGCTTCACTTGTGTTTCTAATTGTTTCTGCTTTCCAGTTTTCATCTCTACCAGGCACCTCTGACCAATGTACTTCAATAGGTACATAATCGTTTCGTTTGTGTTGAGCGTCATTCCATAGTTTATAAAACATATTCATTCCATGTGGTGTAGATACAATCATAACTTTAGAAGTTTTACCAGAAGATATTGTAGGATAAACTGAACTAAAAAATTGTTCAGATATATTGTTAGGTATAAAAGCAAACTCATCAAGGAATATTATGTTAAATGAACCACCCCGAATTGCACTTGAAGATGTTGCAGCTGCGAGTATTTTTGAACCATTTTCTAATTCAAGTGAACCTTTGTTCCAGTTTAGTACACCTTGTTGTAACCATTTAGGTAAGTTTTCATATGCAAGTTGTAATCTACCTAATAAATCTCTAGCAGTAGATGATTTGTTTGCAAGTATGGCAACATTTATATTGTCATTGAATATAACTTGATGTAATAAATATGCGATAATTGTAGTTGACTTACCAGACTGTCTAGGAAGTTTACAGATAGAAAAACGATTATCGTGGAACGTCTTAACCATTTTCTCCTGAAAAGGGTACATATTAAAAGGTACTAGACCTTCATCAATGTTTACAATTCTAGTATATGTTTTTATAAAATGTGTAGGATCATCCATACACTTTGCAATTTCTCTTACTTGATCTTCGGTATAACTTTGTTGAAGATTTGCTTTATAAAGATTTGGATTACCTAGATATGCTTCTGTCATGTATCTAACCTACTATTATTTCTCCAAACAATAACTTCATCTAAATTTGGTTTAACATCAGGATTCTTTTTTGTTTTCATTTTTAAATTTCTATAGAGCTCAGAACCTTGTAAATATCGTTGTCTAGTCATTTCAGCATAACCTGTTGACATCATAACTACTGGTGCAGATTGCATATGTGAAAAACCATAATCATGCCATCTATTTAAATCTTTAGAAAAACATAAATTATAAGATATATCCAGACCACTAGATAACAAATAATTTGTTAAGTTAGCACAAAATATTCCTACCTCAATACTTACATGTTCTCTTAAACTTGGCATTTGTTCTGGTATCATTTCATCAGCAACATGTTCACCTCTCTTTATCATTTGTACATAAAAAGGATTTGGTTTCTTAACTAATCTTTGTGAAAAAACAAATAGATAAGCAGATGATCTTATATGTTGATAATTAGGATTAGGATGTTTTTTTGCGTCCCTTGTTACGTTTGAAAATTTTTTTGAGTTGTATTCTTTATCTGTTCTAATATGATTTTGATTACATAATTTCCATATGTATTCTTTATATATTTGCTTATCAGGACCATATACATCAACAAAGTAAGCCATCATATTATTTTTAGATGGTTGAGTTTTCCACGCTTTATATAATGCGTCTTCTATTAAATTCTTTTCTGGTAATTTTTCTAGTGAGTAATTTATTATATGTTTTCTTTTTGATTCTAGTAACTCAAAGTGATTAGTCATATTTGTGCTCCTCAGGATTAAAACCATCTTTAAATGTTTTGTCTTCCTCAGGAGTTACGTTCTTATTTTTATTCTTTAACATTTTATGTAATTCTGCTGAAGACCCCACAAATAAAGCTTGTTTTATATTTGTACTTGCTTTATTAGGCACATCTTTTAATGTTTTAAGTTTACCTTGTAAGTCTTGTAATTTGTCAACTGTATCAGCAACTTGTTTGATTAAGTTACCTGCAACCTCATATGCTCTAGGGTGTTGACTTTCATTTGCAATATCAAGTATACCTTGTATTGCGTCTTGCCCTCGTTCTATAAGATTGTAATAATTTTCTCTGCTGTACTTGTAATCATTATCCACATCTTCTTTTTCCTTATCTTCTAATCTAGGAACTGGTGGAGTAAATTCTTTTTTAACTACAGCTTTGGTTAGTATTTTCTCGTTGGAGATACCAAGGGCTTCGTTTATTTTTTCGTCTATGCTCATAATTATGCGTCACTATCCGTACTTGGGTTATAAGTTTTAGAGTCGTCAAAGGTACTTATAGTTGTAGTAAACCCGAAGTCATCATTAGCGTCAGCAGACGTTGGGTTTGGTACAACAACTATTCGTTCTTCTCTTGTCGGACTACCTGAAGTATCACTAAATAAATCAGTTTGTGTTTCTTTAATAACTTTACTAGAATATATAGGACCATATAGATAGGTCTTTGCTGTAAAGTTTAATGTGTAGTTTACTGCTCGTCTTTGTGTAAATGAGCCATCATATGTATCCTGATAATCAACACTATTTAAAGTTATAGGTACATCTCTTTTAATACCCATATCTGCCATATCATTAAGTGTTAATGTATAGTCTGGTTGAAAAAATGGTAGTATCTGTTCTACAATTTGTAAAGCATCA